ACTAATCCTATAGCAAATAAAAATAAAACCCATGTAATAGTTTTACCTATAAATGTTCCAATAACTTCATTAATTTCTTTTTTCATTCTTCCACCTCTAGTTTTATTTTGCCTATGTATTTATATTCTATTGGCAATTCATTTAAGCCATCTCCAAAAAGTCTTATTTCACCTTTATGGTTTTGCCATACATAATAATATTGTGGCTCTTTAGATTGTGGTTTATTTGGTGTATCAGGTAATTCCATCCAATAATCAGCCCGCCATTCCATAAAATCACCACATTCATCTAATTCTTGCCAATAATTATTTCCACTATAATAGGCTTGGGTAATTACATCAGGGTATACTTCACTCCAAGACAAAACTGTTTGCCCAATTTCAGGAAGCCTTTCTTCCACTTTATGCCATTTATGTTGTTTCATATACCACCCTCCCAAACTTTACGAACTTGTTGCACGTCACCATCATTCCATCTTTCCTGGTTAAGCAAAGTAAGTGGAGCTGGTGAGAAGCCATCTTTCCATGATTGAGTATTTTTCATTTTGTTTACATACCCTATCACTTCATCTGCTATAGCGTCAATGTTTTTATTAGCCCATCTTTCTAAACAAGTTTTCTTATTGACCTTTCTAACATTAGGATAGCTTTCCCAAAATTCATCAAACCTATTGGTCGTTTTAACGACATATATATCTTCTCTTATCTTCTCTTCTCTTCTCTTCTCTATCCTAACAGGCTCATAGTTTTCGACTAGTAATCCTCTAGCAAATAGTTCTTTTGTTATTTTATCAACAAAATCAATAGGATAATGTAATCTAAAAGCTATTTCAAACAGGTCTGGTAACACACCATCACTTTCAGAACCAAGACACCACAACTCTACTAAAACAGCTTTTTGTTCAAAAGATAGCTTATGTATATCTATGTTATTTATGTAATCCGTACCATAAAACTTGAACCATGTCATCTTTTTTTGGTATCTTGGGTTCTTTGGGTTATAGAGATTAAACTTCTCCCAGTTCTTAATTTTGTACATATACTCTCCTTTAGTTAATAATTCCAAAAGACATTAACACGAATCATATATATTTGTAAACTATTTTATTACTAACAATTTACTAGAAATATTGCTATTTTTAAAAAATCGTGTATATTGCTATTAAGTTGTTATTTTATATAGGAGAGAATAAATGAACGATAACTTAGTAGTGATGGCCACATTCCAATGTAATGCCTATGATTTATGTGAGCAATATGAGTTTTTTAACTTACCTAAAACTAAAGCATACAAACGAATGTATAAACTTTTATTAAGACTTGGCCAGGAGAGATAATATGAAAATTTCAACAATGATGGTAATAGCAGTAGCATTTTGGGCTTATGTGGCCCTATGTCTTTACATTATGGGTAAGCTAGCAGGTGCAATATGAATAAATACCTATGGCTATTCCTTTTTGTATTTTGGGGGTATATAATATGGCGAATGGTTTAGAACATATAGCAGATATTCTTAAACGATTGAATGACGAACTTAAATTAGATAACGATAAATGGGAGAGAGAAAATGTCACAACAACAACATTACGACCAGGTAATGATGCAACAACATCAACAAGAGGAGAGAGTAAAGATGAACTATAACGAACTACGTAAGATTAATGTATCAGACCATATTGAGAAAAAGAATGGTCTATCATACTTATCATGGGCTTGGGCGGTCGACACCTTATTACAGCAAGACCCAACTGCTACATGGACTTATGGCGAACCTAAACAATTTGGTGAAACGCTTATGGTATTTTGCACAGTCCATGCGTTTGGTAAGTCTATGACTTCACAATTACCTGTACTTAACTTTAGAAACCAAGCTATACCTAACCCTGATGCTATGGCAGTTAATACAGCTATGCAACGTTGTTTAGCTAAAGCTATTGCGTTACATGGTATTGGTTTATATATCTATAGCGGTGAGGATATTCCTGAGTCAGAACAACCAACATTAAAAGCTGTATCTAGCAAGGACTTTCTATGATAGAACAACGTACAGAAGAGTGGTTTCAGCAACGATTAGGCAAGGTAACAGCATCCAGAATATCGGATGTTATTGCCAAGACCAAAACAGGCGTATCTACATCTCGTCAAAACTACCTTGTCCAATTAGTATCAGAACGCATTACAGGAAAAAAGGGGGACAGCTTTGTCAACCAGGCTATGCTAGATGGTATTGAAAGAGAAAGTGCTGCTAGGGAGCTTTATATGCGAACTAGAGGGGTATCTGTTACAGAGGTAGGATTCTTTGACCACCCAACTATTGCCATGAGTGGTGCTAGTCCTGACGGAGCTGTAAATGCAGAAGAGGATGGTAAGTATGCAGGGCTTATAGAGATTAAGTGTCCTATAGAAACTACCCATACTAATACGCTTATGAGTAAGTCAGTTCCTAGTAAATACATTCCACAGATGCAATGGCAGTTAGCTTGCACCGGTGCTAAGTGGGTAGACTTTGTAAGTTATAATCCTAACTTCCCTGAAGAACTACAGTTATTTGTAGCTAGGGTTGACAGGGATGATACTTACATAGCAGAATTAGAAGCAGAAGTAATTAAGTTTTTAAATGAAGTAGACCAAACGATTATTAAACTAAAGGAGTAGTATATGGCTGAGTACGATAACACAAACACGTTTACATTAAACAAAAATGATAAAGGTGATAATCCTAAACGACCAGACTATCGTGGTAAGTTAAATGTAGATGGTATTGAATTTACATTATCAGGTTGGGTAAGAGAAGGTGCTAATGGTAAGTTTATTAGTGGTGCTGTGGCAATGGTAGCAACGGATGAAAGACTTAAACCTGTTGCTGAAGGTGCAGATGACTTATCAGACGTTCCATTTTAACAAAAAGGGGAGTTTTATCTCCCCTCTTAAAAGTTATATTTTTGTATAACTTATTTGTTCATTACGTACATAGTTACTTCAAAGCCAAAACGCATTTCTGTAGCTGCTGGAGTTGTCCACATGGTATTTATCCTTAAGTAATATATTATGCTTAATTGCACAATATAATGGAATTATACGCTTGTGTGGGTTTGATAGACACCGGATAATCATTAGAAAGGTATCATGGATATACATGTTTCAGAAGCAGATGTTCACTGTATTAGCTTGGCAATTTTTACAGAAGCAAATACACAACCACTTGAAGCCAAATTGGGCGTGCTTTTCACTATAATAAATAGAGTTAGGTCTGGTAAATTTGGTAAAGATGCGTGTGAGGTAACTTTTTCCAAAGGTCAATTTATAGGCATACAAGATATGATGAAAGTTAATGAAAAGAATATAGATAAAGCAGCATTATTAAAGACTAAACTTTTAGTAGTAGACACATTGTTTTTTAAGAAGTATGCTAACCCTGTTGGAAATACTACATATTATTTTCATGATGATAGTATAAACATGCAACATATTTGGAAAAAAAAGAAAGTAGTTAAACTAGGCAGAATGGAGTTTTACTAATGGCTAAAAAAGAACCTGTAGCATGGCTTTATGAGGAGTTTGATGTTAGGTCTGGTGATTTAAAGAAGTCTTATTTATGGTCATTTCATCCTAACCAGCTTTCATATTTAAACGACTTAAAAAATACAACGCATCATATTAAGATAACACCATTAATTCCTGGTGAACCTGTAGAGGAATACAAAGGATTATCTAAGTACGATAGTAAGAAATTAACGGAGGCACATGGTGGACTCTAAACCACTTACACTAGAAGAAATAATGAAGGCTTATAGTAAAGTATTTCCAACAAGATATGAGCCGATGACTTTAGAAAGAATGATACAATTTGTTAGAATTATAGAACAATTGCATGGAGTGAAAGATGTACACTAAACTAGATGACCAAAGACAAGCAAAATTTGTTATAAAATATATTACTGCACATCCTAGTTGCAGCATTAAAGATATTGTGCAAGAATGCGTAACTAATAGGACAAGGTTAAAGTATTTAGAAAGCCAAGGATATATTGTTTTGCCTAAACTGACTCGTATGGATATACTAGATAGACGTTTTAAGAATAGAAAATATGTGTCTGTAACTGTAGGAAGGGAGTATGGTAAATGGCAAGAGCAGAAAAGATATTAGAAGTAGTAGTATGGCTGTTGATTGTTGGTGGTATGGGTTGGTTTTTTTATGGTTGTTATCAGTTAATTGATTTATTTTTTATAAGGGGATAAGAATGGTTGATTTAGTAAATAGACCACCGCATTATTTAGTTGGCGGTATAGAG